TCTACGAACGTAGATATATTGTTTACACTCTTAACTTCCAGATGAAGACCTATCTATACGGTCCTTACAACACATCAGATGTTATCAAGAAAGCAATCATACATGAAACTCTTGGTGATCAGGCAATCAATCGCAGAACTATTACTAGAACATATACACCAAAAGCAAAAACTGATATCAATACTGATGGTGTAATTGATGCAGCAGATGATGCACTGGTTGATGCTGGTGACGACTTTGGATTTAATGAAGGAATAGAATTCTTATGAACCTAGAAGATAATATGGAGGAACTTCTTAACATGGATGTAGAACATGTTGAGAAACCTAACTTGCCAAAGGTAAAATCAAAAGAAGATGATCAACAGAAAGATTATGAATATACTCGTGGTGAGTTGTATTCTTTGATTGACCAAGGTCAAGAAGCGGTGAAAGGTGCATTAGAAGTAGCACAAGAGAGTGGTCACCCTAGAGCATATGAAGTTGCTGTAGCAGCAATGAAACATGTTGCAGACATGACAGAGAAATTACAAGACTTACATAAGAAGATGAAAGACCTTGATGAAGAAATAAAAGGTCCTTCAAAAGTCACTAATAACGCTATGTTTGTAGGTTCTACATCAGAACTACAGAAGATGTTAAAGCAAATGGGTGGTGGAAAACGCTAAATAGATCTGTATACCCTGACATGGTATGAGAAGCTATAAAGAATTTAAAAGACTCACTGAGTCTGCCATTGAGCAGGATAACGGAATTTTAGAAGGTGCAGCCTGGACAAAGAAGGCTGGCAAGAACAAAGAAGGTGGACTTAATGAGAAAGGAAGGAAGTCTTACGAAAGAGCAAATCCTGGATCTGACCTTAAAGCACCAAGCAAGAAGGTTGGAAATCCCCGTAGGGCATCCTTTTGTGCTAGAATGAAAGGAATGAAAAAGAAATTAACTTCAAAGAAAACTGCCAGCGATCCTGATAGCAGGATCAACAAATCACTAAGAGCTTGGAATTGCTAACAAAAGTTATAAAATTATTATAAAATTGACTATTACTGATTATTAAACTATAATTAGTATATGAGTTTGATATAATAATGCGTCTTAATCACAACGACATTCAACGTTGTATTACTGCCTGTAAGGTCTATCAAGATCAGACTGGTAGTGAATGGATGTGGGAACAATACGAATCCTTGATTAATAAACTCACTGTTTATAAAGATCAATATTCAACCGACGATTTAAAATGAACTATTTAACTAACTTAATTGTATACTTTGTTTCAACTCCTTCTGTTTATACCTTATCTGGAACTTGGGAAAAACAACCTTTAGTACCAGTTGAAATGGTATTCAGCACAGCAGTTGCTGTCGCGACACTAGGTGTTGTTGGTGGTTTGATGGTAGGTTTTTCAATTATTAAAATAAGAAGGAAAAAAGTTTAATTATGCCTGTATACCAAGATTACGAAATTAGAATTAATCTTAATGAATTGATTGAGAAGAGAATTCCATGTTGTGATCTATTACATCCTGATCACTGTTTAACAGAGAAGCAGGTTGCTGAGATTGCACATGATATAAGAATGGATTTAATCTTCATGACATATTTAAGCAAGTAGATCAGCACATTTGGAGATATGCTAATGCTGCTGGTATAGACAATAAAGATCATTGGATAGAACCTCATCTACCTGATTTAGATAGAGATATATCTGATGAAGTTGGTATTGATTTTGATTAAATGAGTGACATTAATTTTAATAGACACCGTGTGTTCAGAGAAACAGACAGTGTTATTTTTTATGATATATCAGTAGAAGAATCAAATGCAGCTGATTTAGTTGTTCATGAAGGTCCTGCTATCTCACCTCCACCTGATTGTGTAGGAGGTAAACAGTTTTACATTCATAGTTTTCAAGATGATTGTAATAGAGTGGTACAGGGAGAAAGAACCTTTGAGTTGATCAATAGAGATTGGAAGAATCAATATCATATAGTACATCTTAATAGACACAGTGGTGCTTTAGTAATACCACGTAATACATTTCATAGGTCAGTGTCAGGTAAGGATGGATCAATAGTAATCAATCAAGCAACAAGGTATCCTGGTTTCGATCCTCATGCTGAGTTCTATCCAGTATCCACAGCAGAGAACAGAGATTTATATAATATACTAAGAAATGTTAATCCTGTTATACATACCTTAGGTGAGTAAATCAAAACAAATGGATCAAGATGAAGCGATGTTCGGTGCTGAGGTAAAACCAAAGAAACCAAAAACAAAAACAAATTGGACTAAGATAGGTGTTATAATTGTTAGTACACTAGTTGGTCTTTCACATATTGGTATGATTGGTACGATTGCCAATCGTAGAACTACAAAACTACCAGAAATTAATCTACCTGTAGGTCCTTATACTTCTTATCAAGTTGAAGCAAGTAAAGAAGGATATAAGATTGCTTATAAATCAAATGACCCGAAAGTCATGTATACCACTAAGGATATTAAAAAGAAAGGTGGTTTCCTAGGACTTTCAAACAACACTCAGAAGAGTGTAGAAGAGTATACAATGACTGGAGATGTTCATAATAGTCCAGAGTCATTACAAGGAACTAAAGGTACTTTAAAATCAGAAGCATGTATTGAAGCAATCGGTGCTGCAAAAGGAACAGGTAAACTTGTAGGTACTAGTATGGGTGCTGCTGCTGCTCCTGCTGTATCAGGAATACCATTCGTAGGTTGGGTTGCTGCAGGTTGGATAGCAATGTTCGGTGGCGATCAAGGTGCACAGATAGGTGGTAACATGGCAGAAGATCTCAACAAAAACTGTTAGATATATATTAAGTAACAAAACTTAACATATAAATGCCTGTAACACTCTCTACATTAAAGATGGTAGGGTTAATACTAGTAAATGTGACAGTATTGACAACAGTAGTGATGCTAACCCTACAAAATGTCATCAAAGAATAACTTGACAACTCTTTAGTATAGTGCTATACTAAATACTATCATAACAAAGGGATCGAAAGATCGTGCCCCTGCGTATGTAAAAGTTTCCCATGTCGGGGAAGCTATCATCCGCAAGGGTTTTTTATTGCCTTGCGAGATAACTCAAACAAACATGTCTTTTAAATCAACAATCGCTGCAGTAGCAGCAACTCCTCTTCTAGTATCTGGTGCAGCTTTTGCTGGTCCATATGTCAATTTGGAAGCAACTGGATCATATCCTGATGGAACATATACATCTGGCGGATTAGAAGCAGTAGTAGGTTACGAAGGAGAAACACCTGGTGGTATCGGTTGGTACGTATCTGGTGGTCCTACAGTAACTCACACAGAGTCAACTGACGAGTTCGGTGACGTTGAACTAATCGGATACCTTGGTGGTTCATACGATAAGTTCTACGGAGAAATCTCTGGAGTAACTGCAGAAGATGATATTGATTGGTCTGCAAAAGCAGGTGTCAAGTTCACTTTCTAAACCTTAATATATAAGGTATACTAGGGACTCTATGAGTCCCTTTTTTATTCAAAACTACTATGAATTTCACAGTTTATACACGAGACGGTTGCCCTTACTGCTCTCAAATCAAACAAGTATTTGAAGGAAAAGGATATAATTACAGAGAATATAGATTGGGGGTTGACTTTCAAAGAGAAGCATTCTATAATCAATTTGGAATGGGTTCTACCTTTCCTCAAGTTGTATTAGGTGGCACCAATCTTGGTGGTTGCACTGATACAGTTCGATACCTTCGTGAAAACAACCTTATCTGATGGAAGAATTTTACGGTCTTGTTGAATCTGCTATTGATGCTGCGTTTGAAAAGAATATGTTTCTCTTCAAACCGTATAACTATTTGACACACAGCAAGATTAAACGTAAAGAAATACAAGAGTTTATTGATAGCACAACTGCTAAGGAATTAGCGTTGACTATTTCTGACCTTGATGCATACGTCAAGGGTGGATCTGACTCTTATCATCAGTTACTTCGTGAAGCATATGGGCATCTTGGAAAACCAAAAGCAAGGAAAATTTCAAAATACTTGTCGCAAATTTTGATAGATGCTCGGCAATACGAATGGTATAAGAGACCAGGTCGTAGGAAAACCTCTAAATAAAAATAGCTAAGGAGAGTCCTATGGAAATCGCACTTGTAGTATTAACAACAATTGGTGCTTTTATTCTTGGTATAACCGTCTCTTGGTTAGCAAAAGGGTACGTTGAAGATTACATCGAAAACGCTGCCTATGCAAAATCAGTTACACATCCTGAGATGTTTGACGAAGACGGTGACATGATTCATGATGAATTGATCTATATTCGACCAGACTATAGGTTTCTACAACATGAAGATGATGATGACGATGATGATTAACTAACAATG